GACTGCCATCAACCCACCAACCGCAGCTGCGACTAATGGAACGGCTAAAGGACCTAATGCTCCAACTGTAGTGGCAAATTTACCTGCAAATAAACCAATATTTTGACCAGTAGCAATGCTTGCTTGTGCTGCGTTCAGAGCTAATTTTGCAGATATACCAGTAAGAGCAGCAGTCACTATTGGTCCTAAAGCTCCTATTTCACTTAACCCTTTTGTTAGTGCAACGATTGGACTAAGCACAAGGTTCAGAGTACCGGCAATTAACATTAATGCTGGACCTAGAGCATTAGTCAAAGTTTTACCTAAAGCTACAAAATTGTTTGTCAACTTAGAAACTGATGATAAGGCTTCTTCTCCTAGTAAATCACGAAATCCATCTCCAATTGAACCATCTAATTTTCCAGTTTCTCCTACTAATTTAGCCATCTCACCAACTGAAACTCCAATGGAATCAGCAAGAGCTTTTCTTTGTATAAGGTTTAATTTATTAAACTCTTCTTCAGAACCAACTTGCTTTACAACCTCTTGTATTGCACCAGCAATATCGTTGTTAAGAGCAGCCTCTCTTGCTTTCTGAAGATTAAGTTGTCTTCCTATTAGGACAGAAGCTTCTACCTCTTTGGTTATGGAACTTTCAAAATCCAATAAACCCTCTGCTATTTTAGCACTAGTATCGAGATTTAAACCAAGTTGTCTGGCTTGAATGGCAGCTTCTCCTATATTATCCCCACCATCTTTTGTAAACAAAGCAATTGTTTCGGCTGAACCAGCAATGTCCCTAAGAACAACAGATGGTGCAACTCCATTTTGTCTAGCTAATTGAAAAGTTCCTTCAGCAAGTGATTCGGCTTGTTCTGCTGATAAATTTGCAACTTGTGTTAATGCACCAAATAAAGTTGCACTTTCATCAACTGATATACCCAAGGCTTTACTTGTATCAAATACCTTATTAGACAATTTAGAAGCTTCTTCTAAAGACATTCCAAAGTTTGATGCTAATGTGTTTGTTATACTTGCAACATCTTGAACACTACCACCCAACCTTACCGCTTCTATTTGTGAACTCAATAAATTATTCGTAACATCACCACCGAGAACATTGAGACTTCCAAACTGCTGACCTATAGAATCTATTGTTTTTCCAAATTCTTTAGCAGCATCAATTGCTTTTTTGATTACTGCACCTAAAGTAAGAGAACTAACAAGAGCTTTGGCTTTAGTGATTAGTCCTCCTGTTACTAAATCGAGTTGTGCCATTCTTTTCAAGTTAGTTTCTTCTGTTTTTAGCCCCTTCAGTTGTATTTTTAATTTATCGGCAATTGCAGTATGACCTATGTCATTTAAACGATTTATTTCTTTCTCAACATTTCTTACATCCCCTTTTGTATTTTTTAATCTTTCTTCAAGACCAACACCATCTTTTTTATCTTTAAGTTGTCGTTGTATAATATTAGAAGCACTTTGCATCTCAACAGTAAGATTTTTTGCAGTCTTAAGATTAGACTGTAATAATCTACCAAAAGCTTTAGTTAAATCAGAACCTTCTTTTATGGCTTGATTAGCAGTCTTTTGTGCTTCTTCTAACTTTTTTGCTTCTTCAGGTGAGGTTGCCATTTATCTATATACTTTTTATTTTAATTGGTTTTGCTTTGGGATCATTTTTCTTTAATTCGGCATTAACTGCTTTTTCGAAATCAGATAAAGCTTTATCAGCTTTCTTTGATAATTTTTGAAACTTTTTATCTTTTTTAAGGGCATTGGGTAAAAAGAACTTTTTTACTATAAAGTCTAAAACACCCTCTTTCAAAATTGATTTGTTACTCATAAACGACATGATAGAGTTCTCCTATATACATTAATAAATATAAAGAAAAGAGTTATTTAGGGGAAAATCTACGAGGGATTGTTGACTGTTGTTTTGGTTGTGCGTTATCTATTTGTTCTTTTTCTTTCTTTTTAAAATCCATAAACTCTCGTAAATAAAAGTTTTTCAAATGAACAGGCATATTGTAGACATCACTAAATGTAAATCCAGGTGTCCCATATATAAAATAAAAAATAGATTGATGTATGTCTAATTTATTAGATGGATTTAGGCCAAAAAAACTCAACTGTAAGTGGGATTGACACACTCACAGCTTCACCTCCTATTTGGATTTCCGATGTCAAATCAATATCGGGAGAAATCTCTTGAATGTAATTTCTCAATGCCACAGAGTCACGAGCCAACATATTTTGTGAAAAGGCAGTTATGGTTTCTGGTTTATTATCCCCATCCACTTCGGTGATTGTGTAACGAAGTCGTGTTGATATTTCAGTATTATAACCATATTTTTTTGATTGTTCTAAATCTTTTTCAATTAATTTTTCTTCAACACCTGTGAGTAATTTAAACTTTATTTTGTTTTTTCCAATTGGTGTTTCAAAATCAAAGGAATTACCACTATAATCAACACCGTCTATTGCTTCTTTAAAAGGACATTTTGTAAGGTCAAAAGTATGTTCAACTGTTTGTTCAATATTGTTAGGATTAGCCACTTCAGCAGTATACTCAGGACCGTAAGCAAGAATACGAGCAGCAACTAATACGGCATTCTTATCACCTAAAACAAGATGTTCTTGTTTAACACCTTTTGTAACAATAAGACTATCTAATAATTTATCAATAACCACACCTTTTTTAATAAGGTTCTCAGACATAAGGATGTCTTCTTCTTTTGTGGTCATATATTTTAATTCTAATTTACCTTCAGCAAGTGATGAATCTTTTGGATATACTTTTCCACCAGACGGTAAATCTATAACTTCCGTAGGGAACTTATGTTCTGACATTATAACTCCTTAGTGTTTTTATAACTATGTACTACTTAGAACCGAAGATTTTTGAAAAGAAACCTTTTTTCTGTTTCTTTCCTTTTTTACCAATCTTCTTACCTTTCTTTTTTTTCTTCTTTTTTATATCATCATCATCATTCATAAGCATCTCTTCATTAAGATATGCGTGTTCATAATTAACTGCATTTGCAGTTGGTACAGCACCGAAAAGAATAAAAGCAGAAAGTATTAATTTAAATATGTTTTTCATTAGAACTCCAATATAGCGTAATCGTATCTTAAGGTTAATGTAATTTCAACAGGATCGGAAGAAGTAAAATCTAAATCACCAAAAGCAGCATCTGCAATGTATGTGCCGTATAGTGTCCACTTTTCAATGATGTCACCGACAGGACCTAAGACTTGAAAATTAATATTCTTTTTATAAAAGTCTTGATATCCGTCACGACCAGTCGCACTCTCGTGATGTAATCTTATCCACTCAATAACAGCTGAAGCAGCAGAAGGAACGATAGGATCGTAAAGAGTAATTTGTAGAGTTTGCCACCTACCCTTACCTTTCACATACTTTGTGATGTTCATATGTTCCAAAACAACTTCGTCAAAAGTAATTTGTGGTCTTTGTGCTGTCTTTATTGTAAAGGCAGGTATACCACTAATCTCCATGATAAAACGATTTTTCAGTTTCGGTTCATATGGTGTGTAAAATATTTTATTCGCTTCTAAAAGTTCAGCCATTTGTTATCTCCAAAATTTGGTCTTCAATAATAAATATATCATTTATTTAAAATTACTCAGGAAAAGCAGCTCCCGTTGGTTGTACCACGAAGTCCAATACGATAAATTCAGCAGTTCTTGTAGGTTGGATAAATATCTGACCTATCAACTGATTTCTATCAATGGTTTCTGGCGTGTTGTTTGAATCATCCATTACTACTCTAAAAGCATTTAGACCTTGATTAGCTTGAACTTGATCCATATAAGGGTTAACAACATTCAAGAATTGGTTTCTTAGGTCTGTTGTGTTTTGTTCGAACACAAGTCCTCTTGAAGAGTTAGCAACAAACTTCTTAAGATTGATTAATAATCTTCTTACATTTACTCGGTCAAGAGCAGAAGCTTTCTTCTGAGTTGTTTTTTGTCCAAAGACAGTAACACCTTGACCAGGAAAGGTAGCAATAGGATTGACGTTTGATTCATAAAGGTCATCTCTGTTACCTTGTGTTAGTTTTCTGTATGCCTGTACGGCACTATCAATTCCACCTCTGTTTAGTCCAGCAGGAGCAAACCAAGGTTGCCCGACAGTATCGTTAAAGTGATACACACCGGCAAGAACAACTGATGGTGGAACGTATCTATAATTACCAGTTGTCGCATCTTGAATCTGTATCCAAGGATAGTAAACAGCAGCAAAACTTGAATTACGAGCTTCGGTATTTGTCTTGGCATTAGCTACAGTATCTGTCAAGAAAGTATTATCATATACTAAGAAACAATCTCCTCTGTCTTCACACATCTGAATAGCATCACCTATGATAGTATTAGAGTTTGTACCATTTTGGTCAAGGATACCTGGTAAAAACAACATATCGATATCAAACTCATCTTTGTTCTTTAACAGATTAATAGCAGTTGCATAACCACCTGTTCCTACTGTTGTGGCACTTGTTGCCAAAGAAACACCTTGACTATTAGTATCACTATCTGTTTCTAAGTAAAAATTAAATGGATGATTAGCATTTTGAGTTCCAAAGTCACCACCATCAAAAGCTCCACCACCACTTCCACTACCTAACAATGGAATTGAAGTAGTACCAGTACCATAAACATCAGAATCTATAGTACCATCTTCTTTTAAATAGTTTGGTGTTTTTATATTTAGAGTTTTTATTCTAATGTTTTTAGACTTGTTTGGGAACTCACCAGTATTTCGTACAAATGACTGACCATCCTCAACCACTATAGTAGAGGTTGAATTTCCTATTCTTTTTAAGATATAGTTTGGAGACTCTGGATCTAAAGATAGGTTTTCAAAAGTTTCTATTACTCTTTTTTTATTTTGTTCGTCATTACCTTGACGAAGAACTAATGTAAAAGTTCCTTTGGAAAGATTTCTCTGAGATATTTCATATCTGAAATTATCGGCTCTTCCACCAAAACTACCTGAATTAAAATGGTCGTTAGTGGCACTTGAAGCTAAAGGTGATAATCTTCCGTTAGAATCAAGTGAAGAGCTACTATTAAAAGAAGGACCATTTCCTATAGTTTCTATTGTAAAGGCTGTAGTTCCTTCACCTGATCCAGAAGCAAATATAGTAGCACTAGCTTTAGATAAATTTGGTTCTCCAACTCTCACTACTGTAGCAGGACCACCTTGTCTCAAATACTCTTTAGCAGTATGAGATGTTAAATATTGAAATTTGTCACTACCACTTTCTATTACCTCACCGAATATCTGAACGAACTCGGAATAAGAACTAACCATTGTTGGTTCAAGGATAGGACCTTTTACTGTTGGACCTACAAT